GTCCCAGTCATTTGAATTTGGCTCGACAAGCAGATGCTCGATCTTTGTACCAACGATTGGGACAGCAGATGCCCACACGAAAGCAGCGCTATCATTTGGGTAGATAGAATTGTTTTCCGCGATTGGCGTTGTAATTGTGCCAATGATGTATTGCTGTGCCGACGGCGTAAAGGATGCCCATGTGGTTCCGGTGTCATATTCCCAAGTTGCGCCAGCACCTTGTCGAACAACAAAATACGGACCATAGGCGCCTGGATCAGGCACAACTGCCGGAGAAAGAATATTCAGCTGGTCGTACATGATGAAGGCATCAGCAAGTAATCCCTGATGGCGCAGGAGACCGCCAGGGAGCGCTGTGGCAATGCCGCCAATAGAAATAGTTCCAGCGGTTTGTGCGATAGCAGGATCGGCAACAGGACCACTTAGGTATCCATCAGCTGGAGTTGCTGAGTCGTTGAAGTAGAAGAACGTTGTGTTTTCTGCTTGCTTAGTGATTTCGCGATCTTGATCAACACCAGATGCTGGTGAGTAAAGAACATTTGAATCAAGCGGCAAGAGCGCTTTGTACTTTGCGCGGAAGTCATTGTCCAGAGCAGCAAAGTTTGTGAGATTTGTAATTGAGCGTCCGATTGCTCCGCTACCGTAAGTTGAAACAGCATTGCCGATAAGGCGAGAAAGAAGTTCACGAACACGATCATACTCGGCACGACCAGCATATGTTTCTGGCGCTGGGTGAACTTGATCCCATCCGCCAATAGCTGTAGGCGACGTTGGGTAACGACCGAGACCTGTGTAGACATACATAAATCCAGATCCGGATCCTGTACTTTCGTACCAGAGATCGCCAAGTGCTGGCGATGCTGGAGGTGTTCCACCAGTAGCAGTTACTTGGACGCCACCCAATGATTTCCATGTTACGGTTGGCGATGTAGCAATTAAGACCTTGATGATCTTTGCCGTTGCATCGTACCAAAGTTGACCAACTGTTGGATTTGCCGGTTCAACAGTATCTGCGAAATTCTCAAGCAGATGAAGAAGATTTTGCTGTTGAAGACCGCCGTAGTTGGCAGCGCCCTTGCCGGTGAGAGCAAGTGATGTGGCAGTCGAGTTTGATGTTCCAACTGGCACAACAATTGGTGCTTTAGCAATTGGGTCAACTGACTGATCAGTGAATTGAAGATTGTATGACATGTTTGTTCCTCGTCGGATGGGGATTAATAACAGGCATGTCCGACTTTCTTATTGCCTGTTTTCTATTTACACAAAGCAAAGAAGGATCCAAAAGGATCCTTCTTTCAAGCATGAGCAAAGTTTACGATGCTCGCAAAATTGCTGGAGGGACAAATGAATGACGCGATGTCGCTGTGCGCGGAGTGCGAACAACACGTTCATCTGGGGATTCAATGAACGGCAACATCTTGGCAAGGATTTCAGAACGAACAACATCAGTATTCGAGAATTCAATCACGTTGATCCCTTGAACACGACCTGCTAGTTTACGAACAACCCACTCGAGGCCATTCTCGGCAACACCGCGAAGGTCTGACTGGCGAACATCTCCATTGACTGCGAACTGTGCGTAGTTACCAATTCGCGTAATGAACAACTTCATCTGCTCAATCGTTGTGTTCTGCGCTTCATCAAGAATCACGTATGAATTATTGAAGGTACGACCGCGCATATAAGCGAGCGGAGCAAATTCAATCTTCTTATCGTCGAGCAACTTCTTTGCCTGCGTTGGACCAACGAGGTCTTGAAGAGCATCAAGGAGCGGAAGCAAATACGGAGAGATTTTTTCTTCGAAGGTACCAGGCAAGAATCCAAGTGATTCGCCTGCTTCGCAGATAGGGCGTGTGATTACAACGCGGGAAACATCACCGTCAAGGAGTTTCTTAACGGCGACTGCCATTGCCAAATATGACTTACCAGATCCTGCTGGACCGGTGCCAATCGTGATGTCTGCTTCTGTGAGACTCTCAAGATAGAATCGTTGCGACTCTGATTTTGGTTGTGGAACTGAGCGGAGGCGGATTGTTTTTCCTTCGTGAAGTTGTGCTGCTTTAGAGTCAGCGGGATATTTTTGTTTCTGTGCCAGTGCCAATTTTCTACCCATACTAATCCTCCTACGGATATTCAGGAAAGTATAAAGTCATACGGAATGTTCATATGACGCGAAATCGAACAGAAGGACTTAGATAAGTGCTTGAACCGCATTAGCAGGTTCACTAAGTGTAGGATATGTCCTTGTCGATTCTAATGACCAGCGGTGTCTCTGTAAAGTATGTTGAACAGGTGATCGCTGATCGCTAGGTTTTAGTCTTGTTTCTGGAGAACGAATCGCTGCCAATCGACAATCGAAAGGTCTTTATTATGAAGCGCGGATTCACCAGCAACAAGGCAATCTTTCAAATACTGTGCCAACTGAACCTGATTCTCAGGTGTCATTGCTTTGAGCGCATCAACTACAACAGTGTGAGTAGCGCCGCTCTCAAATGGAACAGGATTTTCTAATTCTAACGAAGCAGACTTCAAACCGTTCTTGAAGAACTCGGACAACCACCCGAGAACAAAGATTTGGTAAGAGTTTGTGACCTTGCCTGCCTTGATGATCTCATCAAGGGTAAGAGCAGTTGAAACAGGACCTTGCGCTTCTGCGAGTCCGATTGCTGCTTGAGATGTGATTACTTGGTGAAGTTTCATTTATCACTCGTGTCTAAAGTTGATTCACCTTTATTTATAGGCAATTCGCTAGTCACGAACGCATTTCAGGACCTGTAAATAGTTCAATCAATAAAGGAATATCCATGTCTGAAACAGAACGCTTTGTAGATCAAGATGAGAATCCAATCCCGCCGCAGAGTACTTGGGAGACCCTGACTGTCAACCAGTTGATAGATATTAAATCTAAACTCTATGACAAGGCATTCGCATTTAGGAACACACCACAGATTCTGACGGTGTTAAACAAGTCGATTGAGACTATCGCTAAATTGATTTCGAAGCAGTCTTCTTAAAACAAGTGATGATTGCGCCAATTGCGCCCACCTGCCTGCGCCCAGAGGCGCCGAACTTCCTCTTCGGACATATCAGTCCTTCTTCATCATCCGTTCTACGACCACTAGGACCAGAACAGAAACTAGGAACGCAACGTGAATGCCGACCTGTGCGAAAATCGTCGTTGCCTGAATGTTTTCAGCGTTGATGAATGTCTTCAGCAAATGGATCGAACTGATCGTGATCATTGCCATCGCCAACTTAATCTTCAGCACACCAGCATCGACGTGACTCAACCACTCTGGTTTGTCCGGATGATCATCAAGATAGAGACGAGACACAAACGTTTCGTATCCGCCGACGATAACCATCAGCAGTAGATTCGCAACCATCACAACGTCGACAAGTCCTAACACCGTCAACATCACTTCAGTTTCGCTGATCACTGCGGCAGAAGATACCAAATGCCAAAGTTCGACCATGAACTTGAACACATAGATACACTGCGCGATGATCAAACCGAAGTACATCGGCAATTGAATCCACCGACTTGCGAACAACGCATCTTCGGCGATGTTCATCAATTTGCCCTGATTGTTTTCAGAACGACCACGACGTGGTCGAATACTCATACAACCTCCAATGACCAAGTGTCGAGATAATTCTTCTCATACCATTCGCGCCAATCAACGGTCTTGCCGCGAAATGCTGCCATGATCTGTCCGAACAAAGCATGATCCTTGAATGCGAGCGCCATGTCTTTGGGAGTACGATTCAACACTCGACCGTTACCAACATGTTCATCTACTGCCTTTTCAGCGGCGGCAATAATGCCGTTGATCTTGTGCTCGACCTCTAGGATCGGTTCAATGCTTCGTCCAGTCAGTGCGAACGCACCTTTCAAATCGTCGGATTGGTCTGCGAGGACTGTGCGAGCGATGTCGCGCCAGCGAGTAAAGGTCACAGAGTGGTGGAGATCGCAATACCACTTAGTCTTCAACTTGACCATGTCCTGTCCGAACTGAATGACAACGCCTTCCACACCTTCCGTTGTTTCAGCGTAGTGTTTCAATTTGTCCCACGAGACAGCACGATCAAAACATCCCATGACCATGGTTTCTTCCATGAATTGCTCGATGATGTTTTCAACCAGAGGAAACGGAGAGCGTAAGGCAATCAGTTCATCTTCATCCAAGTAACGCCCAGACACATTTTCGCGAACGTGAAGCAACGTCAATTCGTCCTTCTCGTAGATCAACACGATTGGAAACTTTGGCGATGTGATCTCGAAAGTCGGAGTCAGACCAGCAAACAGCATGCGTTGAATCCAACGATTGCCACCTTCGGTATTCATCGCCACAGTCAGAGCAAGATCCGCCTCTTTTGTGTCGAATGACTTCTTGGTCTTCATTCGCCAAGTTCCGATTTGAGTGTTGACAAGGACTGGGGTCACCATTGACCCGTCGCGCTTTGTCATGATGCGAGTTACATTCATCCAATCAAGATTCTCAGGAAGCGTGGTTTCACGCTCGCCAACGTTGAAGAACTTGTGTAAGGTCCTTGCTGCGATTGTGCCGTCCGGATGGAATGAGATGCCTCGGCACTCACGAGCATGAGTGAAGTTTGTGTTGTCTTCATCGAACGTATCTTCGTCCTGAAGCATGTAGCACACGACTGTATGCCCAGTCGATTCTTCCTTTACACGAATCTGCGTGTTAGCAGCAACTTGTGGAACCAAGTCATTCAAGTGTTCAATTTTTGCGAACATAGTTTAGTACCCGTTTGTGAGTTCACGTCGAAGACTGCGCTGTTGCTGCTGGCGCACATTACCTTGTGAGTGCGCGCCTCCCTTACGAGACCTGGCGTGTGCCGCCAAATGGTTTCGCGGTTTTTGAAGTGGGACAGTGATTTTCATAGATGCCATTATACACCAAACCTGAATATCAGGTTCGACCAAGTTGTAACAACTATGAACCTGTAACTTTACTTAATATGTAGCGCGAGTGTCAGTGCTACGTTGAAAATGAACGATGCGGCAACTGCTATACGGAGATACAGAATTTGCTTCGTCTGTTTTTGATCGACCAATGAAAGATCTTCTTTAGTGATGTTCGAGTCGCTATAAACTTTCATGTTTATCCTTTATTCGTATATGAGATGTTCTTTTACCAATTTGATTGGTGTCTTACTTGTCTGCTTCTTTTTGCTCTGAGCAACTTTTGCTGTGGCGCAGGTCTCAACGATCTTGGATACAGCCTTTGATGTCACAGCATCAATTTCGCTGATCTTGATTTTGATTGGTGCTGCTTTTGG